GAGAATTACCTGCGCCACCACCACCTGGACCTGCACTTCCGCCACCACCACCTTCGGCACCACCACCGCCACCTCCACTAAAGGCAACTGGACTTCCTGAAATATTTGTAGTTGTTCCATTTCCTCCGGGACCTGCTGGATGAGCATCTCCTCCTGCGGTTGTAGCTCCACCACCTCCGCCAGCGGAGTGCCCAGGTTGGTTGGGTCCAGAACCATCTCCACCATCTTTTCCTTGTGCAGGACTTACTGGAGGTGTATTTCCTGTTCCACCCACAGAAACAGGACTTGTCTCTCCTTTACCTGCGCCACCAGAACCGCCAGGTCCACCATTTTTGCCAGGAGGACCGCCGCATGGATGACCAGGCTGACCTCCGAAACCACCACCTGCTGATGTTATTGTTGAAAAAACTGAATTGCCTCCGTTAGTAGTAGTGGATGGAAAAGCTGCACCCCCACCACCTACAGAAATGGGATAGGCTCCTTTTGAAAGAGGTAAACTTGCTGAAGAAGGACTATTAGGGGCCGCTAAAGGACTAGCTGTATAAGGGCCAGATGTTGTAGCACAATGAGATTCTCTATAACCTCCAGCTCCAGCACCTCCACCTTCGTCATTTCCTCCGGCACCGCCACCGCCAGCTACTACCATATAATCTACTAAATTTGAACCACAGGCATTACCTTCATTAGACACACAAAATGTGCCATCTCCTGTAAATGTATGTACTTTATAATTAGTATCAACAGTTGTAATGGTTCCACCTGTTGCTATAATCCAAGGTGTAATTTCACGCGTGCCACCAGAACCAAATCCTAAAACTTGATATCCAAATCCTCTAGTTTTTGGTCTAGATGATTTATTTTTTGATCCTTTAATTGAATTTGGAAGTTGATCAATTTTATATTCCTTCATTAGCTACTCCTTATCCGTCGTTGGCAGCGTCTGTAGTATAAAATAATTTAATTCCTAATAATCTGGCATCACCAGTAAAAGTATCACTACCATCGGCTGCATCTCTATAAACTTGAAAAAATGTATAATCATCGTCAGCTGGAGATCCAGCGATTGTCATTGCAGAACTCACTGAAGTCATTTGCACATCTTCTACAGTTCCAATTCCAGCATCTGTAACTTCTTGAGCTGTTCCAAAAGCTACATCGGCTGTGTCTCCTTCAGTACAACTGACACCTTGAAGTCCAAAAATACAGTTTCCTGTATTCGTAGTACTTGGAGTCCAAAAAGCTTGAAAAGTTACTGTACCTAAATTCCATGATTTGGGCATTGCAATAGAAAACTGTGCATATTCAGCTGTACTCGCATCAAAATCTAAAACCTTTAATTCAGGTCTAGTTGCTGTAGTTTCAACTGCGTTTGCGTCAGCTCCATTTGTAGTTGTTCCAAACATCGCTTGTGCTGGAATAAAAATAGTTTCTGTACCTGCAACTTTAACTGCAGCTGTTCCTGATTTAAGCACCCCAGATCCTTTGGGATTTAAATTTATATCAACGTTTGTTTCACCCGTTGCAGATAAGGTAGGTCCAGCTCCACTAGCTGCATTAGCGAGTGTAAATTCATTTACCGCAGATCCTGTAGCTGTTAAAAGAGCTAATTCGTTTCCATTAGTATCTAAAATAGAAGTACCAATTTTAGGACTTGTTAAAGTTTTGTTGGTTAAAGTTGTAGTTGAAGTTGCTGTGACAAAAGCCGATGTAGCATCGACAATGTCTGGATTCGTGCCATGATTAGCTGTTGCATAAACAATTTTAGTTCCTCTGTCACCAGCGGCCCATGTAACACTACTACCTGACCCACTGACATATTTAAATTCAACTGAGTAATCTTCAGTAGTAGAATTTTTAATTATATAAACATTTTGAACATCTAAGGGAATAGTTACAGTTACGTTTCCACCAAGAGCTGCTGTGAAATTCATAACTTTGTGTGCAACTTGGTTAGCATCAGTTGCTGCTCCATCTGATACAGCTAAAGTTGTAGCTCCTGTTGTATTTAAAGCTATTGAAACATATCCACCGGAAATCTGTTCCATGATATTCCAGTTTGTATTAGTAAGTGTGCCCCATGTACCAGCTTTTTCACCGGTTGCCATTAATTGGACGCCTAAACCTGTATAAGTGGATGCCATAATTTTGTTCTCCTAATTGATACTTGTGTTGTTTTTATATTTTATTTTATTCATATTGTCAATCTCCCTTAGTAATTTTAGTCCAATTACCCGTTTGAGTAGCTGTTACTTGAGTATAGTTACCTGTTTGTTCAGCTGTAACACGTCCCCATCCTATCGGTGCTACGCCACTAGGAGAAAGTGTAACAGTTGCTGACAGTCCAGTCAATCCCATTGTTTGTTCTGTTGGTGTAATAGCTCCTGCTGCTGCAGTTGCTGACACTCCAGTCAATCCCATTGTTTGTTCTGTTGGAGAAATAGCTCCTACAGAAGATGTTGCTGAAACTCCTGTTGGAGCAATTGTTGGATTAGATGTAACGTTTGGAGCACCTACAGCAATAGTTGCTGAAAGTCCTGTTAATGATTCTGTATAATCTCCTCTAGCGACTGGAGTACCTAAAGCAATCGTACCTGAAAGTCCTGTTAAAGGAACTCCTTCTCCAACAATAATTGAACCTACTGCTGAAGCCATAGCTTGACCTGTTAAGGATTCAGTATAGTCTGATCTAGCGACCGGTGATCCTACGGTTCCTGTTGCAGAAACCCCTGTTAAACCCATTACATCTGCAGGATTTAAATAGAATACTCCACCATATCCATCTTCGCCCCAAGTTTGATATCCCCAAGTTACATATGGAAGAGAAGCTGCTGCAGAAACTCCGGTTAAAGAAACAGTGATTTCGTTTTCGCCCCAGTTATTATCGCCCCACGCATCACGGCCCCAACCATCAGTTGCGGCTGAATAAGCTAATGTACCTAAAGCTGTTGTTAAAGATTGTCCTGTTAAAGATTGTGTAATGGTATTAGATTGCCAAGAGTTTTGTCCCCAGGCTACTGAAGGATCATCACCGCCCCAAATTGATGCCATAAGGAGTTCCTCCTTATGCTAGCTGTATAATTGCGGTTGATGCGGCTGCTGCTGGAAATTCAATTGTGAAAGTTCCACTAGTAACAGTTTTGTCTCCACCGAATGCAATGGTACAACATGCTGGATCACCAGATGCTGAATCATTAAAAATTAAACATCCGTTAGCTGTGAATGTAGCAGATGTCCATGAGACATTAGCAAAATCACAAACTGCAGTATCTGAATCTAAAACTGGTGTTACACTTGTAAGAGCTTTTCCTTTTGCAGAATAAGCACTTCCAGATGTATTAGAAATTTCGTTAGTTGAGCTATATGCAGTTGTAGATTTATTGATAGTTGCTGAACTTGTATATAAAGCTAAGTTGAAAGTGTTTCCTGATGATGCAGTAAAATTATGTACTGCTGTTAAAATTTCTACTTTGAAACTATTACAAATTGCTGATGTTATTGCCATAAGTTTTCTCCTAATTATTGAGGCGGTGACTCGATTGGTATTCTTATTGTACCATCCGTGTAATCGTCTCGTCTTCTTCTTCCAATCTGCATTGATGCAAACTTTTGTAGTTCTTGTTTATACTTTTGTTCGTATAATGTCAACATATCTGCTGGACCTTTTAAAAATCCATATGCCTCTACTAAACAGGCATATAGTAACCCTTGTGGGAAGTACCTACTTACATAAGTCCCCGAAGTATTAGTCCCTAATCCTGTTGGCATTGCATTTCCGTATATTTTAATAACATAATTGGCATCTGGAGTAGGAGCCATTACAATAGATCCAGAAGTCGTATCTGTTAATCCTGTTGCTCCTCCGAACATAGCATAATATTTAGGAAGTCCTGTTACATCAGCTCCAGATGTTGTAGATCCTTCAGGCCCTGTTAATCTTCCTACATATTCACTTATAAAAGTCTGATCTCGTCTCTGTAACCACGTACCTTGTTCATTAGAATTAGCCGTAGAATTAAAAACTTGTACACCCCTTACAAATTGAAAACCTGCTGGAACTCTAACCGTATTAACATCTGTAGCAATCGTTCCTTCCCACTCATCTCTATCTGAGTCCATAGGAATATCAAGATTGATTCTATATTCAGAGTTTTCTATAAATCTACCTAGAAGAGCACCAGTAAAAACAGTACTGTCTACTTCAGTATAACTTCTAAGGTCAGCTTCTAATGCTGAAAGTGTATATCCTGCCATTATGCTTCTATGGTTACCGGTCCAACGGACACTGGATAACCACCTCCTTCTTTGCTCCCTGCTGTAGCTGTATCAGTATTCACAACAAAATAAAACCAGTCTGTTGTAAAATCTGTATCTCTAGCTCCAGAGACGTATTTTCCTGTAGTTATAGCATAACCTGCAGCTAGTGCAATTTTAGCTCCTGTAATTCCGTCCCAACTTGCTGGATCCGTATAAGCTCCCGCTGTCGTTGGCGTTCCTCTAAAACGATAAGTATCTCCATTGGTTAAACCATGATTTGGTACATTAACATTTATATAAGCAGATCCTGCACCATAAGTTGTAAAAGGATTAAAAGGCATTAATTGTGGAACAGCTGGAGCTACTCTTGAAGGTCTTGCATGTAATAGCCCTTGAGGATCAGCTCCTACTGGGTGTGGTTGTAATTGAGGTTGTTTAACTTCAAACTCAGAAGTATGTACCCACGCACCAGTCCATTCTTGTACCATTTCTCTATAGGGAAATGCTGCTCCAGATCTATCTGATATTGCAAGTGCTCTTCTACCTTTTGAAAATCTAGCCATTATTTTTTACCTTTTTTATTTTTAAAAAACGGCCCAGTTTTTTTTTCAAAATCTGATGTCATTACTTTATCATAATGATCAACCATTGCTGGACTAGCACTGCGCTTTTTTCTTTTTAAAGTTTCATTCATAGACGCTATAATTTTATCTTTTTTTCCAGTAGGATCTTTTTTATAAATATTTCTTTGACCTTTTAAAAATTCTAATCTTTGTTTTCTCTCTTCTTTTGTTCCTCTTTTAATTTTTTTAACACCTTTGATAATGGCTCCCATTCCTTTAGTTAATAATGTCATTATATATTCGGGTAATAAGTTTTAGGGGTTATGTAAGTACTCGCTGCAGACCCATCTTCCGCTAAAGCTCTAGCAAATTCATCTTCGTATAATAATTTCATTTCTTGTGTTCTTTGTGGTGCAAACTTCATAGATAAATAGTAAGAAAGACCTGATATCATTGGTGGAATAAATCTATAAGGTGTGTCTGTGGCATTAGTATAAGCTCCTGCATCTTGAATTCTTTTTACATAATAAATATTTATATAATTAGATGCGGCTGTTGAATTAGGTAATGGGTAAATAGTAATTGTAACTTTGTCCACGAATCTTTGAACCCAATACTGAGAAGGAGTCCCAAGGGATGCTTTATTGGCTGTGGCAGCATAAGCGTCTCTTGCAACTTTAGTTAAACCGGTATCTGATTGAGATGTAGTATTATAATTTTGTCTATAAGTAACATTTAAAATATCTGTAATACCATAAATATTTGTTACTGGAGTAGTTGTTGCTTGAGGTGAAGCGGCAGCTGCTGCTGCGCTATCAACAGAGTTTCTATAAAAAGTATAAACACCCATTCCTTCGTCAGTGGCATCTACATTCGTTGCAGAACCTTCTATGATATCAATATTAGTATTTCCTACTTCCCAAAAATGGATACCTCTATTACCCCATTCTTGAAAAAGAATATTTAAAGATCTTCGTGCTGTTTTTAATTGATGACCTGCCGTTCCAACTAAACCAATACGTTCATACGCATCAGTTATAATTTCATCAATAGAAAAGTCCTGGTCAAAACTATATGCTCCAGAAGTAGTGTTTGCCATTACAATTCCTATCCATAGTAAACAGTTACATGTGTTACTGCTACATTCGTAACTTTCAAACTTGTGCCAGCTCTAATTCCTGTTCCTGGTAACTTTATATGTCCAGTAACGGGTGATAAGTATCCTGATACATTTGTAGCTGGTGTATCAACTACCCACATTGCTGTCGTATCGTCATTAACTGTTATTGTTCCAGCTGCAACATTCGTAGGTACAACCCACGAAAGTGCTAAAATTCTAGCTGGACCATTAAAGACTGTAGTAGTCGTAGCTGATGTAATATTAACTGTTTTTATATCTACTGGATATCCCATAATTTTATCTCCTTAAGTGTGAGCTCCCGAAGGAGCTCACATTATTTTATTTATTACGCGTCAGCAAACGGTGTTGCGACAGTTCCTGATCCTATTAAACTACCTCTAACAAAGTACTTAGCGCTCGCTATTGCAGTAACTTCTACCCAACTACCAACGATACCACCTGTTGTAGTACCATTAAATGTCATGACATCATTACTTGATGCATTAGCAGCAAATGTTTCTCCAGTTTCTTCACTATCAATACCAGTAAAGACAGCACCGTAAAATTTATCAGTTCCGTCTGTTTTGATATCCATGTCTGTTGCTAAAGTTTCTACCCAAAATAGATAAGTACATCCAAGATTACTTGCTACGTTGTAATCGCTTGCTCCAGCTACAGCTGATGAACTACCCGATGTAATTGATGGTAATGTAAATTTACCATCTGCATCATTACAAGTAATAATTCTACCTGCATGAGTAGCTACTGTTAAAGTTGTGTCAGCGGTTAAGCTAACAACTGCTTTAGGTCCGAAACTAATAAAACCATTTAATGATCTTACTGGTCCCGAAAATGTTGTGTTTGCCATAATATTCCTCCTAGAATATCTCAAATGTAGTCCCTAGGGGTATGTCGACTATACGCGTCTACATTTAAGGTTGTTTAAATTTGTATAGTGTTTTATTTATATGCTAAATTTTAATACAGCGCAAGGTATCCTTAGGAAAAAAAGTGATTTTTGATAGCGCTTAAGTGGCTATCGAAACTTGAGCCTTGGAATCATCTACTTTATTAATTCGAGTAGATTCTTCAAACTCTTTGGCAATAATTTCTTTAACAATCTCCTGAATTTTTTTGTCAATATACCCCATGTTTAAAGTATATTTACCTTCCTTCAGGTGCTCCTGTTGCCAATCTAACTCCAAGGACCTCTTTGTATTGTATAGTTC